GGGGCATCGGCGGCTTCGGCGGCTATCTGCCCAATCCCGACCCCGTGTTGAAAAAGCTCGGGCGCGACATATCGGTTTACCGCGAGCTGCTGTCCGACCCGATTGTCGCCGGCCATGTGCGCCGCCGGAAGTCGGCGGTGGCCGGCATGGAATGGCGTATCGAAGCCAACGGTGCGCCTGATACGGTCTGCGACACCATTGCCGAGCTGTTCTCCGGTTTTGACCTGTACCGCCTGATCAACCAAATCCTAGATGCCACCCTGTACGGCTATCAGCCCTTGGAAATCATCTGGCAGCGTGGCAGCCTGTGGCTGCCGTCCGAGATTGTGGCCAAGCCGCAGGAGTGGTTTCAGTTCGACCAAGACGGGCAGCTGCGCTTCCGCCTTTCAGGCAGCCTGAATGACGAACCGGTACCGGCCTTCAAATTCCTGTGCCCGACCCACAATGCCAGCTACATCAACCCATACGGTATCGGCGATTTGTCCTGCATTTACTGGCCGACCATCTTCAAACGCGGCGGCCTGAAATTTTGGGCGGAGTTCAGCGAAAAATTCGGGGCACCGTGGATCATTGGCCGCGAGCCGCGCAGCAATACCGACCAAGACACCGACCGCCTGCTGGATGCGCTGGAACAGCTAATCGGCAACTCGGTGGCCACCATTCCCGATGACAGCAGTGTCGAAATCAAAGAGGCGGCGGGCAAACAGGGCAGTGCCGATGTGTATGACCGCTTTATCCGCTACTGCCGCTCCGAGATTGCCATTGCGCTGCTCGGCCAAGACCAGACCACCGAGAAAGACAGCACTCACGCCAGCGCCACCGCCGGCTTGGAAGTAACCAAGGATATTCGGGACAACGACTGCCGCATCGTCGAAGGCTGCCTGAACCAGCTCATCGACTGGATCTGCGGTTTCAACTTTGCCGCCGACACCCCGCGCCCTCAATTTGTCTTGTATACCGAGGAAGCAGGCGACAAGACCTTGGCCGAACGCGACCAAATCCTGACCGGCTGCGGTGTCCGATTATCCGAAAGCTACTGGAAACGCGCCTACAACCTGAGCGACGACGATATTGTTCAGGTAGCCTCTCCGACAAATGCGACGCCGGCGTCATCTTTGGCCGACTTCGCCGAACACCGGCCGGCTGCCGATGCCGGCTTGGTCATCGACGCCCTCGCCCCTCTTTCAGGTAGCCTCAACGTACAGGGGCAGGCATTAACCGATGCGCTAATCGGCAGCCTGAAACAGGGGGCGGCCACTCCCGAAGCGGTACTGGACAGGCTGACCGCCGCTTATCCGAATATGGATGATGCCGCGCTGCAGGAAGAATTGGCACGGCTAATCTTCCTGGCCGAACTGGTCGGCAGGGTGGAAGCTGCTGAGGAGCTGGCCGAATGAACCCCGAAGACATCAAAGCCGTCTTCGGCATGCAGCCCGAAGCCGCTGTGGCCTATCTGCAGCAGAAAGGCATCAACGTATCGTGGGACTGGCAGGACATGCTGGACGATGCGCACGCCACTGCCTTCACCGTAGCCAAAACCGCCCGTATGGATGTGGTCGGCGATATCTATGCCGCCGTGGTCAAAGCCGCCGAAAGCGGGCAGACCTTGGAGCAGTTCAGCGAGCAGCTGACGCCGGTATTGCAGGCCAAAGGCTGGTGGGGCAGGCAGGACGTGCCGCACCCGGACACCGGCGAAATCCAAACCGTGCGCCTGGGCAGTCCCTACCGCCTCAAAACCATCTACCTGACCAATATGCAGTCGGCCTATATGGCCGGGCGTTATGCCGAGATGATGGATGCCGTGGATACGCACCCTTATTGGGAATACGTGGCAGTCAATGATGAGCGCACCCGTGAGACCCATCGTATGCTGCACGGCAGCGTTTATGCCGCCGATGATCCGGTGTGGGATACCCTGTATCCGCCTTTGGATTACCGCTGCCGCTGCCGGGTTCGACCCTTATCGCGCAGTCGGGGCGAAGGCCGTGTGCAGCCCAGCCCGAAGCTGGAAACCCAAACCGTGGATATCGGCGAGAACCCGTACACCGGCGAGCCGCGCCACGCGCAGCGCACCGGCATCCGCATCAACAATAAATTCATCGCCCCAACGCCGGCTTCAATGCCAACCAAGGCAAAGCCATGCTCTCGCGCATGGCTTCGGTGGCGGTGGATAAGGCGCAGGCCACCCATCCTGATATTGCCCGTGTGGCGCTGCGGCAGATGATGGGCAACGAGCGTTTCAAATCTTCGCTCAATGCCGCCCAGCTGGCTTGGGTACTTCAACTGTTGAGAGGATAATGATGCTGGAAATCAGCCTGGACGACAGCGACCTGCAACGCGGCCTCGGCCAACTGCTGCGCAACGCCCGCCACCCGCGCCCGATGATGAAGGCCATTGCCGCCGAACTGCTCAGCATCACCGAAGACAACTTCGAATCCGAAAGCTGGGGCGGGAAAAAATGGCCGGCCAATACGCGCGGCGGCAAAATCCTGCAAAAGAGCGGGCAGCTGGCCGCCAGCATCCACACCGCCTCCGGCAGCAACTTCGCCCGCATCGGCACCAACAAACCCTACGCCGCCATCCACCAGTTCGGCGGCACGGTCAAAGCCAAAAACAAACCCTATCTGGTATTCAAAGTCGGCGACGGCTTCCGCAGGGTCAAACAGGTCAAAATCCCGGCGCGCCCCTACCTGCCGATGAGCAAAGGCGGTACACTTCAGGCCGGCGCCGAATCCCGCCTGCTGGATGTCGCCCTCGATGCTTTGGCACGGGGTGTCCGAAAATAAAAAAGCGGGCAAATCCGCCCGCTCTATTTTGTTGCACCCAGTGCAACGTTGTTACAAATTTCCCATCCCCCTTCATCCATCCTCATCCAACTTAATCCCATTTATCTCACAGACCCCTTATATTTATCTCACTGGGTTTCATACAGCTCGAAATGCTTTTTCGGAATGCCGTTAAATTTACGCAAATGACGTTTGGCCTGACTCCAGAAGTTCTCAATCCCGTTAATGTGGTTTTGCCTGTCTGCAAAACAGGTGCGGCGATTGATGCGCAAGTGGTTAAACTCGCTAACATCCAATACATTGTAGGCACTGTGGCAATCAGTATAGACCACACTGTCCGGCCTTACCTTCTCCCGGATAATCGGCAACAGGGTAGCCGACTGCGTATTGGCTACGGTAACGGTGTAATGTGGGGAGGTGGTTATTTTTGCACTGGGATGACCGGAGGCAAAAAACGGCGGAAAACTTTATCAGGTGCGGATTTGAG